ACGGCGGCGATGGGCTACGGTGATGAGATCATGGCCTCTGGCCATGCGCTGTCCGTACATCGCACGACGGGCAAGCGGGTCAGGATCGTCGAGGCGGATGGGCGTCCGCGTTGGTCCGATCTTTGGCGCGGATTGGATTGGATCGTCGGCCCAGGTGAGAGCGCAGGGGGCGCGACCGATCTTCCGAACGGTCCCGGGTGCCGGCCCTATATCCGGTATCCGTTCAACCGCACGATCGGATGCACCTATGCCGACTGGCGGGCGCGCGATCATGTGGGCGTCATCGCTCTGTCGGACCAGGAGCGGGCGGCGGCCCGGAAACTGACGCGGTCGATGTCGCAGTTCATTGTTGTCGAGCCGAACCTCGATCCGCGAGGAAATCCGAACAAGCAATGGGGGCGGTCGCGCTGGCAGGCGCTGGTCGATCTGATCCATCGCGACGTGCAGGTTGTTCAATTCGCCATGCCTGGCCGGCCTGTTCTGCGGAACGTGAGACCGGTGAAGACGCGATCGTTTCGGGAGGCCGCCGCGGTTCTCGAACTGGCCACCACCTCAGTTTTGCCGGAGGGTGGATTGCACCACGCCTCCGGCGCGCTCCGGCGACCGGCTGTCGTCCTCTTTGGCGGCTCGGTCGATGTCCGGGCAACCGGCTATGACTGGCACGACAACGTCTGCGACGAGGGTGAGGGTTCGCCCTGCGGGGCATGGAGTCCCTGCGATCATTGCCGCAAAGCCTGGGAGCGACTGGCGCCGACGCTCGTTGCCGATGTGGCGAGGCAGATCTTGGAGTGCGGTCGATGAGTGGCGAACACGGCAAAAGCGATGTGGAGATCGAGCGCGAAGAATGCGCGCTCGTCGCTGATGAGATCGTTCGGGGACTGTCGGCGGGCGGGCCATTCGGCAGTGCGCTAAGCGAGCGCGAACGCCGCGCTTGCATCGATGCGGCCATCTGGATCGCTGAGGAGATTCGCCGTCGCAACAATGCTCAGTACTTGGCGAAGTTGAATGAACTGAAGCGCTTCAATCGTGCGCTTAAGGATGCAGGGGTTTGCCGGGGCCCGGACAATATCCAATGAAGGACGGGCCATGCCACGCGTGACGTTCCTTAAGCCCTTCACTTGGTCGCCGAAGACGAATGTTCGGATCGTCTACAAGGCGGGCAAATCATATCTTGTACCACGCGCATGCTGGCGGGCGGCCGTGTCGGCTGGGGTGATCGATCCCGCCGAGCCGATGTCCGCGCCGGCGGCGCGTTCATCCATCCCCGTGGAGGACGACGATGGCGCTTAAAGCGGGTGATCTCGATCGGCGTGTCGGCTTCTTCGAGCGAGTTGAGTCCGTCGACGGCTACGGCAACACCAAGGCCGGATATCCAGATCAGCCAGCATTCTCGGTATCGGCGCGCATCGTGCCGCGCCTTGGCGGAGAGCAGGTCCTTCAAGGGCGCCTCGAGGGCGTCAACCTCGTCAATATCATCGTGCGACGGTCGGTACAGACGCTTGGTGTGACGACGGCCTGGATGGCGAAGGATATGCGGTCCGGCGAGGTCTACAACATTCGCTCGATCATCCGTCTTGGTGACGACGGGATCGAAATGCTTTGCGAGAAAGGCGTGGCGATCTGATGAAGATCCTTCGGCTGACCGCGCTCGATCGAAAGTTGAAGCGCCTGCCGGACGCGGCTCGCGAGGAAATGCGGGAGGCCATCGGCAAGGCCGCCGACGAAATCGTCGCGATGGCGAAATCACTGGTGCCTGCGGGTTCCGGTGGCCGCGCTGGCAGCAAGAAGGCGTCGGCGCACGGCGCGCTCCGCGACAGCATCGGGTGGACATGGGGGCGGCCTCCGCGCGGATCCATCACATTGGGGAAGGTGGCCGCCTCACAACTTGCGACTGACCTGACGGCAACCATCTTTGCGGGAAACAACGAGGCGTTCTATGCCCGCTGGGCCGAGTTCGGGACGGCGCCGCATACGGTCGGAGGCAAGTTCGCTGGAGCGAAGCATCCCGGCACGACGGCGCAACCATTCTTCTATCCCGCCTATCGCGCCAATCGGAAGACGGCGGGGCGCTTGATCCGTGCCGGTCAGCGCCGGGCGGCCAAGAAAGTGGCGACCTCGTCGTGACCTCGCCAACGCTGGAGCTTCAGAAGGCGATCCACGATCGCCTGGTGTCGTTCGGTCCGCTGGCGGCGCTTGTTGCTGATCGGGTGCTCGATCTTCCGGACGCGAGTACGCCGTTTCCGTATGTGACGTTCGGCGCCTCAGATGACGTCAGTGACGACGCCGAATGCATCGAGGTCGCCGAGGTCACGTTTCAGATCGACGCCTGGTCGACGGATCCGGGATATCCGGAGGTTCGGCAAATCGCCAATGCGATCCGCGCCGCGCTCCGTGACTTCGAGCCGACGCTGCCGGTCAATGCGCTTGTTGAGTTGCGTCATCGTCAAACCCGGTTCCTGCGGGAGCGGGACGGCATCATCAGCCATGCCGCGCTGACCTTCGAAGCCACCATCGAAGTCTTCTGACCTCGCCGCCGAGCGGTAGGCGCATCGCGCGCTCCGCCACATCCAGAAAGGACCTATGCCATGGCGCAGCCTGTGACCGTTCGTTTCGGAAAGTTCAAGATCCTGCTTGGCGATGGAGACTCGCCGGAGGAGTTCGTCGCGCCGTGCGGCTTCACGTCCAAGTCGCTCACGCTCACGAAGAACCTGACCGAGGTCAACATTCCGGACTGCGACAATCCGGATGCCGTCGCCTGGACGGGCCGGGATGCCGAAAGCCTGTCGGCTTCGGTCTCCGGCGAGGGCGTCCTGGCGGCGGAAGCGGTCGAGCGTTGGCTCGAGGCGGTCGAGAGTATCGACTCGGTCAGCGTGCGCATCGAGATCAAGTTTCCCGCGAACACGATCGTCTGGGCCGGCAAGATGCATATCTCGACATTCACGCCATCGGCCGAACAAGGCGGCCGGGTGACCGTCTCCGTCGAAATGCAGTCGGACGGCGAACTGGTCCGCGAGACGGTGCCGGCCTGATGGCGCGCGACGCGTCCATTGAACTGGATTGGGCGGATGGGACATACACCTTCCGCCTGGCCTGGGGCGAGCTGATCAAGCTCCAGGAGGCGTGCGACTGCGGGCCATTCATCATTCTCTCCCGTCTCATGGGAGACGCTTGGCGGGTCGAGGATATCTCCAACGTGATCAGGCTCGGCCTGATCGGAGGCGGCATGGAGCCGGTCGCGGCCCTCAAGCTGGTCCGGTCCTATGTCGAGTCCCGGCCGCCGATGGAAAATATCCTTGCGGCACAGGCCATCCTGAGTGCGGCCATTGCCGGCGCGCCGGACGAAACGCTTAAAAAAAAACGGAAGACGACAAGGGGCTCGACGATCTCCCGAACGGCAAAATCCGGATCGGGCGCGTCTACGGAGCCGGTGCCGTCATAGGCTACACGCCTCAGGACGTCGATCGGATGTCGGTCTGGCAGTTCATGGCGGCGGTCCAGGGCTATGCGGACGCGAACGATCCCGATCGGGAGAAGTCGCTGACAGAGAACGAACGTGACGATCTCTGGGATTGGCTCCAGACGTCGACGAAAGCGCATTGATGGCAACCGATCTCGAAAAGCTCGTCGTGCAGCTCAGCGCCGATATCAAGGGATATCAGCGCGCGATGGAGCGTGCGTCGGGCGTGACGAACAAGCAGGCGCGCGCGATCGAGAACCGGTTCAACCGCATGAACCGGCACCTCGACAATGTCGGCCGTCGAGCGGCGCAAAGCCTGATCGCGCCATTGACCGGCGTCGCTGCGGTGCTTGGTGCTCGCGAGATCGGAGCCCTGGCCGACACCTGGACGGACTTGTCGTCGCGGGTGAACATCGCGGCCGGCGGCGTCGACGAGGGCGCAGACGTTCTGGGGCGACTGGGCGATATCTCCCGGCGAACCTACTCCAGTCTGGAGAGTACGGCCGAGGGCTACATCCTCAATGCCAGGGTGATGCAGGAGTATGGCTATACGACCTCCCAGACCTTGGATTTCCTGGAGTCTCTGAACAACGCTCTGGTCGTGTCGGGCGCCCGGGGTGACCGCGCCCGCCAGGTGATGGACGCCATTTCCAAGGCGATGGCGCTGGGCTCGCTCCAAGGCGACAATCTCAACACTGTGATCGAGGTGGGTGGCCGTGTCGCGGAAGCATTGGCCGAGAGCATGGGCGTCGGCGTCGCCGAACTTCGCCGGTTGGGCCAGCAGGGCAAAATCACAACCCGTGAATTGTTCGGCATCACCAATCAGATGGAGGTGCTCCGGCGGCAGGCGGATTCCATGCCGGCGACGATCAGCGACGGCATCCAGCTTATCCGCAATGCGATGCTCCAGTATGTCGGAAATGCCGATCAGGCGAGGGGACTGTCCGCGACACTGGCGCAAGGTCTGATCGCGGTCGCGGACAACTTCGAGCAGGCGGCGGATGCCGGGCTCAAGCTGGCGGCGGTCCTGGCGGCCGCGCTGCTGGGTCGGTCGATTGCCGGGATGATCGCCAAGCTTGGGCTCGGCGCCGCGGCCTTGGCTCGGTTCACGCAGGCGCTTGTTGCGGTCCGCACCATGGCCGGCCTCTCGACGGCGATCAGCGGCATCGGCGCCGCCGCCGGGCCGGTCGGGCTATTGGTCGGCGGGGCGCTGGTCGGGTCGCTGGTGCTGTTCACATCGTCGTCCAATGAGGCGACGGCGGCCAGCGAGCGTTGGGCCAAGGCCCTGGAGAAAGCGAAGAAGGCGGGAGAGGGCGCGTCGGAAACGATTGAGGTTGTGGCGACCTCGAACGCGAAAGCTGCGAAGGAGATTGAGGGGGCGATACTCGAGGGCGAGCGAGTGGTCGAGCATCTGTCGGCCTCCCTCCAGCGTCTACCCGGTCTGCTCGATCATTTCACGATGCGCGATATCGTGAGTCCAGAACAGGTCGTTCAAATCCGTGAGTTGGTGCAACAGTTCAATCGTGGAGAGGTGTCTGTCGGCGATCTCCAGCGCGCAGTTGACCAGTTGGCCAAGGGCAACCCTCGACTTGGCGATATTTTAAAACCGCTGCTGGAGCAGTTGGAACAGGCGAAAGTCGCGACCGGTGACCTCCTCGGAGAGCTCGGAAAGGTAAGCGCGGCGGAAGCTGCCGGCGTGGATCGGGCTGCGCAAAAGATCCAGGAGAAGGCGCAAGCTTACATCGACGAAGCGATGACGCGAAATCGTTTGTCGTCCGAGCAGTTGCAGATCGAAACCGAGATCGCGCGAGTTCGTGAACATTCGGCCAAGCAGGGTGTGACGCTGACCGAACAGCAGGTGGCTGGCCTGGCGCGCGCCAATGTCGAGGCCAACAAGCGGCGGCAAGAGGAGTTGAAGAACGCTCGCAGTTCGGAGCGTGGCGGCAAGCGCTTCCAGGAGGAATTGCAATCGGCTCGGGATCGGGCGACGGCGCTGATCCAGGAGACTGATCTGCTGCGACAATTGAATCCTCTGGTCGAGGATTATGGACGCACGTTGGAAAAGGCGCGCATGGAGCGCGCGCTGATGAACGCGGCGACCAAGGCGGAGGTCGAGGTTACGCCGGAGTTGGCTGCCGAGATCGGCAAGATCGCGGAGGCTTATGGAAACGCCTCGGCGGCCTCGCGTCAGTTGGCGGAAACGCAGAACGAAATGCGTCAGCGTTTCGATCAGATGAAGGATTTGGGCAAGGATGTGTTGAGCGGGTTCGCGTCGGATCTGCGCGAGGGCAAATCGGCGGCCGATGCTCTGTCCGGCGCGCTGGAGCGCATCGCGGATCGCTTGATCGATATGGCGCTGAACTCGGCCATCGACGGGCTGTTCGACAATTTCAAGTCGATCGGCGGCAAGGGTGGCGGCGGGCTGTTCGGGGCTTTGGGGAAGCTGATCGGATTCTCCGAGGGCGGCTTCACCGGCGCCGGCGGGAAGCATCAGCCTAAGGGCGTCGTCCATGGCGGCGAGTATGTGTTCAGCAAGCGCGCGACCGAAAAAGCGGGCGTTGCGAACCTGGAGGCCCTGCATAACCGGCTGAAGGGCTACGCCAACGGCGGATATGTCGCGCCATCGGCGCCCGCGCTGTCGGCTCCGACGATGCCATCGCTGTCTCGGCTCGCGCCATCGGCGGGCTCCTCGATCACCTATGCTCCGACGATCGATGCTCGCGGGGCGGATCAGGCGGCAGTGGCGCGTATTGAACAGGTCATGGCGCGGGACCGTATGGAGTTCGAGGCCCGGGTCATTCGCGCCGTCAAGGGCGGCCACACCTCGCGGAAGCTCTGATGCCCGATCCCACACCCATCGATCTCCTGGCCGGGTTCCCCGGCTGGGTGACAGAGTTCGATTTGCAGTTCCGGCAGGAGGCGTCGCGCTCGGCGTCGGGTGTGACGGTCGTCAAGGATCTGGGGCCGCCGCTATGGGTCATGGCGGCTCAATCCAGGACCTTGCGGCCGAACCTGCTGGATGAGTGGCGGGCGCGTCTCCAGGCCATGGAGAACGGTCTCAATCGCTTCCGGGGCTATGCGTTCTCCCGATGCTATCCGGTCCGCTATCCCAAGGGATCGTGGCCGGCCGGCGGCGGCTTTGATGGCACCAACGGTGCGCTGGCGGATATCGACGAAGACGACCGCGGGGTGATCGATGTCGAGGATTTCCCGGCCGGCTATGCGTTCTCGATCGGCGACATGATCCAGGTCGGAGACACAGATCTGCATCGGGTCATGGCGGCTGGGGTGACGGGCGGGGGCGGCGACGTGGCTGGCCTCAAGGTCCATCCGCCCTTGTGGTTCGGCGTCGAGGCCGGCGCGGCCCTGTCCGTGGTCAAGCCGTCA